GAATAAGAAAAAACGTAAGAAGAAAGTGAATCAGCGTTACGCCCTTACTTCAGTCCCCGGTATCAAGTTTGACAAAAAAGAGATGTGTTATGTAGTTTCCTCTGATAAGGAAGAGTTAGGGAGAACTATGGATTTTGATGATGCTAAGTATATGCGGTGGGATTGGGAGTTTGAGAACGGCTACCACATTTCACACGGAGTAAAATAATTTTACTAAGAGGGGGTTGACAAAAGCTTCTATATAAACTACCTCTAGACCTACCGACCAACTTGTCACACCTCCCCACATTGTGCTAGAGCGAGCCGCAGACACTAACGGTCGTACCACCACTTAAATATATTGAGACTTATGGGCCAGTTTAATACCCCTCTTCCATACAGTAAACCTATTGAGAACCGGATTCGTGAGGGCTTGCGATCCGGTCTTACTCGTAAGGCCATCCTGGATTCTATTCAGAACCTCCCCCATGCACCCAAGTCTATGGCTACTCTCTACAAGTACTACTCTGAGGTATTTGGTGAGGAAGAGTTCAACCTCCGTAAAGAGATTGGTGATGCTGTTATGAAAGGTGTCAGGGAAGGTAACCCTAAACTTGTAGAGTTTGCTGCTAGGGCCAGAGGGGGTTGGAACCCTGTTGAACGTGTTCAGGAAGTTGATAGTGATGAGGCGGAAGAACGCTCTGATGCAGTTTCCACTCTTGCTGCACTACTTGGTAAAAGTATAGAAGACACCAGTAATGTCTAACAGGAAAATTTCAGAGCTTACAGAACTTGCAGCAGGGAGTGTCAGCCCATCTGACCTTGTTGTTATTGTTGATTCTAGCTCCACGGAAACTAAGAAGGTTTCTGTAGGCTCTTTTACTAGTTCCAGTACTTTCGATTCAAGAGGTGATCTTGCCACCTACTGGGACGCCCTCTCTGCCTCAGAGAAGAGTGCAATCCCTACCGGAACTATCTGGTCGTGGCCCAACTACTCGATCTTCCTCATGCCTGCGGGTCATGCAGCTTATGGCACAGACCCCATTGCGGACCTTGCCGGGTGGGCACCTCATGCCAGCGTAACACCATTTCATTGGGGCGCTGCTGGCGATGGAACAACCGATGATTGGGACGCCTTTGATAGCGCGATGAGTTATGTGGCATCGCTCGGCGGGGGTGAGGTATTTGTACCAAAACCGCCGGGAGACTATTACCGAACTATTCAGGCCCTTCGCTTTGACAGCCCCGGAGTGGTGATCCGGTGTGAAAGTCCCACAACGAGGATACATTGCACCGGCAACGGTGGCGTTGGTGGCAACTGGCCGAATTATGGCAGCGTTTTGTTGGGCACATATACCACTCTGAACGCAAACCGAGTGCCGAGATACGACCTCGACGCCACTGCTATCAAGGACGACACCGTCACGACATCAACCGCCAGTGATGCGGCGAACTTTGCCGTTGGAGATGTCATCTTTGTTGCCGACACGAACAAGTGGCTTGTTGGAACCGACCCTATTTCCAGCGCTACGGCTGCTAACCCCGTGGTTGTCACGGAAACAGGGCATGGCCGGGTGGATGGCGAGAACATCTTGATCAAGAGTGTCTCTGGGCAGACAGAACTTAACGACCGAACGTTCAACATCACCGTAATTGATAGCGACACCTATTCTCTTGATGGTGAAGATGGGTCTGCGCGATCTGCCGGAACCGGGGGCTTTGCCGGAAACTGGCGTCCCAAAGTAGGCCAAATGAACGTCGTCACTTCTGTTGACAGCGGGACTGGGGTGATCGGCCTTCGCCACAATATGCAGCACGCCATTACGTCCCCGGAAATTCAAAACCTGTCGAACCCGAATGTGAATTTCTTCCTGTCAGACGGGACGGACACTGGTCTCGAAAACTTTGCCACTCGGGACTGCAAAATCCTTGGCGGCTGGTGGTCTACGGATAAAGAAGCGGCCCCGTTCTGCGCTTCTGGTGGAGCCATCGACTGCGTGATTGCACCTGATCGGGTGACGTCAAGGAACGGTGTGGCCTATGGGAACCTATACGCCAATTGCACTCTCTCATGCCCTTTTCAAGAGGTGCGGAGGCAGGCTCTTGAGCTTGCGTATCTGTCTCACAATAACATGGTGGACCTGCGCACATCTGTTTACACGGAAAGCGCGAGCAGCTTCACTTTTGGCGGTGGGGTTTCGATCAATGAGGGTGCCAGCAAAAACACGGTGAAAATTGACACGCTCGATTGCGGCACTGCCGCCCATGACAACGGCCTTTACCTTGTCAACTGTAATGGCAATCATGTGTCAATTGGCAACCTTATAGCGCCTGACGTTTCAGGGGCTTTGGTGAGGTGGACTGACACTGCATACACGGGAAGCAGGCCAGACTGCTCAAACAATACCGTGACTATTCAGAATGCCATTGGCGGTTCTTCTGATTATTATGTCAGGCACAGCGGCCTTGGGCAGCAAAAGAACAACAGGACAAAGATCGGCGCTGCTCTCGGGGCGGTTTCCAGCGATGCTATCTATCTCGACGGGGATGATAACTCTGGCAACAGCATCGAAGGCTGGTTTGAGAACGGCGGAATTACGGTCGTCGGTGAAACTGGCTATAAAGTCTCTGGCTACGTTCCTGATGGTATCTCAAAGTCTGGCGATTATGACACGGAAATTCTTGCGGGCAGGCTGGATATCGAAACGGACAACTCTCGCCTATTGGACGCCGTTCGCATAATCAGGACATCTCACAATGCCACAAGCGCGTCACCTTCGGTAACGACCAGAACCGTGCCCGCAGGTGCTCTCAACCCTGGCGACGAAATTCACTTCTACGCTTCTGTTTTCTTGTCTGGAACCCTCTCTGGATCGAACAAGACATTCACGGTTGAGTTTGCTGGTAGCATCGGCGACAATTTTATAACCACGGCGGCAGGCTCAGAGGTCATAATCTCGGGCCGTGTGACCTATGCTACTAACACGGTAGCTGTCGTTCAGACGGTCATATACGAGGGCGACAGCGTCGGCTCTACAGGGCTTGTTGCTATTGGGTCTCTCGACCTGACCGCCAACCCGTACGACCTTGTTTTGTCCGTTACACCGGCAAACGCGGCTGACAGTCTTCCGGTCAGGGCCGTGAAGGTTTGGTCGAAATCGGCGGGGGCGGGTGAGTTCTAAAAATGACTCTTAACCTGCCCATTACAGCCAAAGACTTACGGGCCTTACCTGATGATCAGGTGCAGGAACTCTTAGAGAAACTTGGTCCAGATAAAGCAGAAGAACTTAAGTACACTTGGCCCTTCTGGGCTAGGCCAGATCAACTAGAGCCTAGTGGTAAATGGAAGATTTGGATGCCTCTCGCAGGCCGTGGTTGGGGTAAAACAAGGTGTGGTGCTGAGTGGGTACGTCACAGGGTTATGAGTGGTGATAAACGTATTGCTTGTATTGCCCCCACAAAAGGTGATGTAAGACGGGTTATGGTAGAAGGTGAATCTGGCCTCCTTAATGTTTGTTGGAAGAACGATAAGACTTACAAAGGTCAACACATCGGAAAGCCTATCTGGCAACCTACTAACAATACTATGACTTGGGAGAATGGTGCAAAAGCAGAATTCTTCTCTGCGGAAGACCCTGAACGTCTACGAGGACCGCAATTTTTTTCAGCGTGGTGTGACGAATTGGCTGCGTGGAGAAACGTTCAAGATGTATGGGACATGCTCCAGTTCACCCTACGCCTTGGTAGAAACCCTCGCATCCTAGTCACTACAACCCCTAAGCCTATTAAACTTGTTCGTAGAATTGTTGATCTAGGTAAAGAAGACCCTGAGCGTTATATTGTAACAACTGGTACTTCCTACGACAATAAAGACAACATTGACCTTGAAGCACTAAGTTCCTATGAAGGCACTCGCCTAGGTCGCCAAGAACTTTACGCAGAAATCCTTGAAGAAGCTGCTGGTGCCCTTTGGAGTATGGAACTCCTTGACAAGGCACAAGTTCACAAAGAAGAAGTACCTCTACTTGACGAGGATAAAGGCTTCCAAAAGGATAACCTCAACCTTCAACGTATTGTAGTTGCTATCGACCCTGCTATTACTTCCAATGAAGAGTCAGACATGACTGGGATTGTAGTTGCTGGTATTGATGTGAATGGCACTGGGTATGTCCTAGAGGACGCAACTGGAAACTACAAACCAGCAGAATGGGCACAAAAGGCTATTGACCTGTTCTACGAGTACAAAGCAGATCGTATTGTCGCTGAAAGAAATCAGGGCGGGGATATGGTTAAACACACTCTCCAAACCGAAGATAGTTCCGTACCTCTAAGACTTGTACACGCCTCCAGAGGTAAGTATGCAAGGGCAGAACCAGTCTCAGCCCTCTACGAACAAGGAAGAGTCAAGCACCTACCTAATCTGGATGACCTTGAACGCCAGATGACTACTTGGGAACCACTAGGTAAGATGGGTTCCCCAGACCGTTTAGATGCTTGTGTATGGGCACTTACTGATTTGATGCTTGGTGGTGTAGCCAGACCACAACTCACCCTTTCCTATAAGAACGCAAAAGAAGCAGCAGCCTGATGACTCAGACGAATTACTATGAATACCGAGCGTGGGCACAAGAGCAGGCTGCCGACCTTCCGGGTATGTCCTATGATTCGGATACTGCCAGATTCGTAGTTAATGGTACTAAACCTTTCCCAACCTACTTGCAAGCTAAGTGGTACTATGATTATATTTACAAGTTTGGTGGCAATCCACTAGGTGTTAAGGGATTCCTCCCCGGATTTGGGGCTGACCTCAAGAACAGTACTTTTATTGTAGGTAGTGTTAAAGCAGATTCCTTTGCTGACATGTTCACCCACGCAGCCACCACCAACGCCACGATGGTTGACAGTGATGGGCTGCTCAAGTGGCGACCCCATAACCTGCTGACGTATAGCGAGCAGTTTGATAATGCGGCTTGGACAAAAAGCGGGGTAACTGCTGGCGCAGACCTTATTACAGAGGACACCAGCACCGGAAACCATAGAATCCTGCCAGTGGCAGGCATTTCCGTTCCTGCCGTTTTGCACACTAATGCTATTGAAGTTAAGCCAAACGGTAGAACTCGTGTCCGACTGACAAACAACAATTTGGCCGGATCAACTTTTGATCTTGTGGGTTCTGGTAGTGTTGTCAGCGGGTCTGGGACGATCACGTCTCTGGAGGATGGCTGGTATCGCATATCTAGTGAGCTTGTGTCCCCGACTACTGAGCGGTTGATTCTGTATTTGGATGACGGGACCGGAACTTCATATACTGGAGACGGTGTAAGCGGCGTTTATATTCGCAAGGCACACCTCTACCGCTCCGACCTTGGCGGCATGGTCAACAACCCCGACCGAGGCGACAGCTACGTTCCCACCACCTCTGCTGCTGTGTATCTCCCTCGGAGAAACCACCACGTCTATGACGGCTCTGCATGGGTGAACGAGGGCCTGCTGCATGAGAGTGAGGCGCGGACGAACCTTGTCACTTATAGTGAGCCTGACACATCTGGGTTTGCCTCGGTTAGATCATCTCTATCAACATCAGCTGTTGCCTCCCCTGATGGTGGATTTGCGCAAAAGTTAGTTGAGGACAACTCTGCTGGATTGTCTCACTATTTGGGAACTAGCACCCTTGGTATGTCTTTGAATACAACATACACAATGTCATGGTTTGCTAAGGCGGCTGAACGCAGCTTTATTGCCGTTAATATTTACAGTGGAACAACAAGTTATTGGACTTGGTTTGATTTGTCCAACGGCACGGTTGGGACTGCAACAAACTCTCCAACTACTTTCATTCAGGACTACGGAAACGGGTGGTATCGGTGTGGCATTACCGTAACAACTGCTGCGTCAGGAACACCCAACACCGCTACATACATTTCCAGTGGGGATGGTGTTCTGAATTATGATGGGGACGGCAGTTCAGGCATTTACATCTACGGCGCCCAACTCGAAGCAGGCTCCACCCCGTCCAGCCATATACCGTCTGATGGCTCCACAGCCACCCGTGCTGCCGAGACGCTGACCATTCCTGCGGCTAACCTGCCGTGGCCTTCTCCCCGTGTGATCGGTGATGAGTTGGTTACGAATGGGACGTTTGATACGGATAGTGATTGGACGAAGGGAACCGGCTGGACGATTGCGGCAGGTGTGGCAACACAGTCGGGCGGCAACACCACGTTGCAACAAAGCGGCATTCTGGTTACGGGCGCTCTGTATGTTGTGACCTTCACTGTAGCGGCAATTAGTGCTGGTTCGGTTCGTGTTTATCTTGGTGGCAATTATGGCACCTATCGAAACGCAACAGGCACATTTTCCGAAACCATTGTTTGTGGCGGAACCGGCACTTTTTTCATTCAAGGTAACCCAAGTTTTGTCGGCTCTATCGACAACGTCTCCGTCCGCGAGATCGACCCTCTTGCCGTGTCTATCCAGATGGAAGGGCTGGTGACGTATGCTGATACAGGCGACAATGACGAAGTAGATTTCATTCGCTGGTCGGCAGATTCGTCCAACAGAATCTTGCACTTTTTACAGACCACTTCTACCGATGTTGGGCAAGTAATTTTTCGTCAAGATGTTTCTGGCATTCAAGACTTTGTAGAGTCTGCAACAGATACCTACTCCCCCGGCATCCTCGTCCCGTTCAACATCGCCTCTCGCCACGGGTCTACGTTCATCAACGGCGCAGTCGATGGAACTGCACTGACGGCTGATACCACCCCGGTTGCCCTGCCTGATCTGTCTGCCACTGACCTAGACCTTGGCTACGACTTCATGGGGACAATCAAGACCTTCCGCATATGGGCGGCAGACATTGGCGACACTGGCATTGCGGAGGCTTCATCGTAATGAGCTACAACCTCGGCACCGAAGAAAACCCGATCCTTGTGCTGGTCAACCTGTCTGGGGGTATGCTTGATGCTGTTGTCCGGGCCACTGACGAGGCTACCTTCGAGGCGGCTGCACGGTGGGCGGAACTGCGCTATGAGGAAACCATAACGACGACCGATCCAGAGACAGGCGAAACCACGGAGCAGGGCACAGGTGAGTGGGCAACAGCTAAGGGCGTCCACATTAACCACTTGGGGCCTGTGGTGATCACTCCGGGAACCTATGACGAGGATGGAACCGAACTGACTGCACCTATTGTGGACACTCGCCACCACGTTAACATCCGCCTGACTGACCCTGCGCTGTCCCGTGTGGATGAATACGGCGTAATCAAGTGGGAGAAGTGGGCAATGGCTTGGTCTCTGGGCGGCGAGGACGACACTCAGATCAACGCACAAGAAGTCGGCAAGGTCATGCAGGGTGTGTCTTTGATTGACCCTGAGACTATCGTAACACCAACAAGAATCTGGCTGTAAAATAACATGAAACCTCTTTCCGAACCTAAAGCAAAGCAGATAGTCGGTGTTGCAGGACGTAATACCTCTGACGGACAGGTACGTGCAGATGAATTCCTTACGGAACTCAAAGGTCGGAAGGCTATTAACAAGTTTCGTGAGATGCGTGATAACGATAGTACCATTGGTGCAGTTATGTACGCTACGGAACAGGTTCTCAGGGATGTACCCTATGAGGTTCGTCCTGCTGATGACAGTGATGCTGCAAGGAATGAGGCTCAGTTTGTAGAGCAAGTTTTAGACGATATGGAGCACTCTCTTGATGACCATATCTCTGAAGCACTCTCATTCCTATCCTACGGGTTCGCTACTTTTGAGGTTGTGTATAAGCGCCGAGTAAGCCCTTACAGTAAGAACCCTACCAAACAGTCTAAGTATACTGATGGCCGTATTGGTGTCCGTAAGATTGCCTCTCGTGCTCACTGGACTATTAACAAGTTTGATGTAGATCAGGTCAGCGGAGACCTCCTTGGTGTTTATCAAGATGTAGGCTTTATTGGCAGGCATTACATCCCTAGCAACAAGCTGATTCACTACAAGACTACAACTAACAATGGTGACCCTTCTGGCCGGTCTGTTCTGCGTAATGCCTACAAGTCTTATACGTTCCTGACTAACCTACAGATGATTGAGGCTATTGCTGTTGAGCGTGAGATGCACGGTATCCCTATTGGTCGTATGCCTGCTGAATACCTCTCTACCAATGCTACAGAAGATCAACTAACTGTCCGTCAAGAGTTTGAACGTATCCTTCGTGACCTCAAGAAGAATGAGCAAGGATACGCACTTCTCCCTTCTGATGTTTATGTAGATACCGATGGCAAACCTACCAATCAACGTCTCATGGATGTAGAACTCATTACATCCAACGGTAGTCGTGATATTGATATTGACCCCATCATTAAGCGTTACCAACATGACATTGCCCGTAGCATTATGGCTGAGTTCCTCATGCTTGGTGGTAGTAGCACTGGTTCTTATGCTCTCTCTAAAACTAAGACCGACCTTTTCCTGAAGAGCCTCGAGAGTTATATCCATACGATCTACGATGTAATCAATAAGCAACTCATTGAACCTCTGTGGCGTTTGAATGGTCTTAACTTCGACCTTATGCCAAAGATTGTTCCTGGAGATGTTGCACCTCACGACCTTAAAGAACTTGGGTCTTTCCTGCGTAATCTGAATGGTGCAAACATCGACCTTGCGGACCAGATGGATATTGTAGATGACCTCTTGAGTAATGCTGAACTCCCCACACTTGATAGGGATATTTACGCAGAGAGCCGTGAGAGGGCACATATTAAAGAAGAAGCCCTCAGAGATTACTACAATGACCCTGAGAATGACGAAACTACACCCGAAGGCGAGAACGAAGATAATGAACCTCGCCCTAAGAACGAAACCTAAGCGAAGATAAGAAGGATATACACACATGCCTATTCGCAAAGTTGGCTATGGCCGCGCAGAACGTGACTTCCAAATCCTAGACGCACTTGAAGCAGGTGCAGGCATTACCTCTGGTACTGGCACTGTCTACCGTGCTTCTGTCACTCGTGTCGGTAATATGGCTAAGACTGAGATTCTCATTGATCTGACTGGTCTTGAGTGTCCCACTACCATTGGTGATATCATTGGTGTTAATGGTACTGCCCTTCCTTGCCACATTGGTCGTATTGACCCTGATTATTCTGGTACTATCATTGCTGGTCGTGTGACTTGTTTTGAGGCACCCACTGGTGGCGATCCCGACATTAATATCTATGCTGCTGACGAAGGCACTGGTGTTGAAAATGGTGCTATCGGTAGCCTGACTGAGACTGCTCTGGTTGATGCTGGTGACGCTACTGTTGGTTCTGTGGATGTGTTCACTGCACTTCCCACCTCTGGTCAATACCTCTACCTGACTGCTGGCACTGTTACTGAAGCCACCTATACTGCTGGCATCCTCCTGATTGAACTTTGGGGCACTCTCTAATGTTTGAGGATTGGGGTGAGGGAGAAGAGATTACCAAGGCCGAATATCAAGGTCGTGAAGTACCTTTGAACAAACCCCGTCGCCTCTCTGGGGAAAATAAGAAGTTTGAAGTCTTCGTACAGTCCGGGGGTAAAGTCAAAAGAGTAACCTTTGGTGATCCTGACATGGAAATCCGTAGGGATGATCCTGATGCCCGAGCAGCCTTCCGTGCAAGACACTCCTGCGACACTGCCAAAGACAAGACTTCTGCTAGGTACTGGTCTTGCCGAATGTGGGAGGCTGGATCAACAGTAAGTGAGAATACTAAAATGCAGCAAGAGTGTGAAATTCTCAAGGTGGATGAGGAACAAAGACTAGCGTATGGGTGGGCTTATGTCTCCACTCAGGGCGGTCAAATTTCCTACGATCATTCTAGGGAGTGGATTAAACCTAGCACTCTAGAGAAGTCCGCCACCGAATTTATGATGACTGCCAGAGTATCTAAGTTAAATCATTCTGGAGAACAGATCGCAGAAATTGTCCACTCTCTCCCTGTCACTAAAGAGGTTGCAGAATCCCTAGGTATCCAGACGGATAGGGAAGGGTGGATCATCGGGGTTAAAGTCTTCGATGAAGATGTATGGGAGAATGTAAAGTCTGGAAAGTTGTCGTCCTTCTCTATTGGCGGCATTGCAACTGGGGGCAACCCCAAACTTAGAGGTTAGTTTCATGGAAGATGAAAACTATGAACTGGTAAACCTGAAGCTTGGGGAAGTTAGTTTTGTCCCTTCTGGCGATGATCCCCTTGCAAAGGTTGCCTTCACAAAACGTAAAGAGAATCCTATGGAAGACAATACTATCAAAATGTCCGACAAGATGAAAGAGCGGATGAAGTATTACATGGAAGAGAAGGGCATGTCTGAAGATGACGCCCGGAAAGCATGTATGCGTGAAATGGAGAAGGCTTGGGATTTCCAAGCAGAGAACGAACGTCTCCGTAAATTTCTCATTGAGAACGATTACGTAATCAAAGCAGAAGCAATCGAAAAGAAAGCACCAATGGAAACTATTGAAATCAACGGTGAGGCTATCAACAAGGCAGATATCCCTGCTCCGGTACTTAAGGCACTGGAAGAAGCAGAAGTCGCCAAGCGTGATGTAGAACTCACTAAAGCTGCCCAAGAGAAACTCCCTAATTGGGATGAGGCAGTAGCAAAAGAACTTATGAAGTTTGACCTTGATGATAAGATCATGGAAGCACTTATGGCGGCTGATGCTGCATTTGAAGCTGTCATGACTGAGAAGGGTCAGGATTCCGCAGCGGACGACCTCTCTAACCCTGAAGATAAACTTAACGAACTGGCTAAATCCAAGAAGGCTGAATATGGCACTTTTGAGAAAGCCTACGCTGCTGTAGTTAAAACTGACGAAGGCAAGGCCCTTCTGAAAGCTATGAAGGAAGATAAATAATGGCTA